GCGGGAAGATATTATTCGCGAAACTGCAGAAGCTGATGGAATAGAATGTAGAGTATATTATGAACAAGAACCGGGTTCTGGGGGTAAAGAAAGTGCAGAGGCTACTACAAAAAATTTAGCCGGATTCATTGGGGAACGGGATTTACCACGTGGTGATAAGATATACCGTGCCGATCCTTATTCTGTACAGGTTAACAATGGTAATGTTTTATTGTTAGAGGCTTCTTGGAATGAAGAATTTATTACTGAACATAGAGATTTTCCATTTGGGAAGTATAAAGATCAGGTGGATTCGGCAGGGGCTTGTTTTGCTAAGTTAACTTCTAAACGCAGTGCTGGAGTATTACATGAAAGGGAAAGGGCTTAAAACAATGATTAGACATAATAAACCAGGCGAATTAAATACTTTGGCATCTACAATAGCTAATAGGTTTAAATTAGCTAACTTGTTAGGTATGTCATTTGACGGAAAGAGAGACTTATATCAGGCATTAGGATATAATAGAGATATTGGGTATGAGGATTTTCTTGCCGTCTTTAAACGACAGGATATTGCTGAAGCAGTGATTTCTCGTCCAGTAAAAGCCACTTGGACTGGCCCATTGAAAGTAATTGAGAGTAATAATCCAAACGAAACAGCATTTGAAAAAGCGTTTGAAGAGTTAGAAAAGAAACTAAAATTAAAAACAAAGTTTATTCGTCTTGATAAACTTACTGGATTAGGCAGATATGGAGCATTATTGTTAGGTTTCAATGATATTACAAACAATGAAGATTGGCAACTTCCGGTGAAATCGGGTAAACGTGAATTGTTATATGTAAAACCGTTAGGGGAATCTAGTGCAGTTATTGCCACTTGGGAAACAGATATAGCTAATGAAAGATATGGATTACCGCTTACTTATAATGTAACATTGAAAGAACCTTCCAGTATGGGTATTAGATCTCAAGTTTCTACTTCGTCATTGATGGTACATTATACACGAATATTACATGTTGTGGAAGGGCAACTAGAAAACGAGGTAGAAGGGACTCCTCGACTGGAGGTGGTTTATAATAGATTACAGGATTTTGATAAAGTAATAGGTGGAGCGGCGGAAATGTTTTGGCGGGGTGCTAGACCTCCTACTGCTGGGAAAGTAGATAATGATTATAACTTATCTTCTACAGAGGAAGCAGCAACGTTAGATCAGTTTGATGAGTTAGAGCATGGGTTGAGGAGGTTTTTGATTTTACGTGGGATTACATTACACGAAACACAACAACAGATCTCCGAGCCATCTAAGGTGGTAGATGTTTTGATTCAGATGATAAGTACTACCACCACTATTCCAAAACGAATTCTAACTGGGAGTGAACGAGGTGAACTTGCATCTGGTCAAGATGCAGATGAGTGGGATGGATATGTGACTAATAGGCGTACTGAGTTTGTTGAACCAGAAATAATTAGACCTTTCGTAGATAGAATGATTGAAGTTGGTGTTCTACCTAAACCAGTGGATGATTATTCCGTAGAATGGCAGGATCTATATGCGGAGTCAGAAGATGCCAAGGTAACGATCGGGACTAAACGAGCAGCAGCATTACGTGATTATTTTGCTAATCCAGAAGCTTCTGAGGTAGTGGTACCTAAAGCATTCTGTTCTTATTTTCTGGGGCTGGATGATGATGCTATTGAAGTTATTATGAAGATGAGGGAAGAGGCATTACGTGAATCTTTACAAAATCCGGAGGAAGATGAGGTGGATGAGAATGGAGTACCTGTAGAAATTCCGGTAACAAATGTTATTCCGAAAAAATTAAGGAGGATTGATAAGAATTAGTATGGAATCTGCAGTTCAACATATGTGTACTCATACCCACTCAACTGAAATGTTGGTGGTTAATGGATTGAACAGATATGATCCTACTCATACTGCATCTATTAGTAATGCATTTATACATGATTTGAATAAGCGATTTGTTGACCTGTGTAAGCTAATCCGTCAAGCTATAGTGGATCAAGATTGTTTTGGTTTAGTTAAACAAGAACAGGTGACCACCTATGCTGTTTCAACAGGTGGTCGTAAAGACATGGGATTACCCGGGCCAAAGGCTTTTCAGTTCATGACCAGTCAGGATAAGGTGACTGCTTTTATGGATTGGATTAAAGAACAATCAGATAAAGGCATACTTCAGGTAAGGCAAGTAAAGCAGCTGGGTGAGGCAGCGAATCAAGCTTGGACAGATAAGTATATTGAGGACACTTATAAACGGGGGGTGATTCGTGCCCGGTATGAGATGAAAAAGGCTGGATTTCCAATACCGGCATTAGATAAAACAGGTGGAATACAAGCCAGTATGAATTTACCGATGCACATGGATCGGGTGGGGTTGTTATATACACGAACGTTTCAAGAATTAAAGGGAGTGACTGCCACGATGGATACTCAACTATCGCGGATACTTTCTCAAGGTATGGCAGATGGTGATGGGCCTCGGGACATGGCTCGTAAACTAGTAAATACAATTCAAGGTCCTGTAGGTGAATTAGGCATTACGGATAAGTTAGGTCGGTTTATCCCTGCCAAACGCCGGGCCGAAATTATCGCACGTACGGAGGTCATTCGGGCCCATCATGCTGCCACAATTCAAGAGTATCGTAATTATGCCGTTGCTGGTGTACGGGTGCAGGCAGAGTTTGCTACGGCAGGAGATGGGAGAGTATGTCCAAAATGTGCTAGTTTACAAGGGAAAATTTATACGTTAGATGAGATAGAGGGCCTTATACCAGTACATCCGCAATGTCGTTGTATCGCTCTGCCTACGCTTCCTGAG